ATTCGCAGGCTCCATCGTATCATTCACAAAACGTTTCTTACTGGGTTGTGCCAATGGATTTGTTTGGTTTTTACCCATACCTGTTTGCTGTTCTGGTGCAACACCAGCACTTGCTGCTTTTAGACTTTCAGCAGGTGTAGGTGGCGGAACATTTGCTGGAACTCCACCAGCGCCAGGCATAGTATTACCAAACTCATCTGTTGGCATATTTTGAGATGCTTCTTGATTGATTTGCTCTTGCATCTCTTCAATTTCTTCATCATCCATCTGAAGGATGTTTCTGCGAACCCATTCCATAGAGTAGTAACGTCCTACATATGGATCAATAAGCTGTAGTGTTTGAACACGATTTTGAAGAAGCTCTGCTTCTTTCAGTTCTGTAAAGTTGTTATCTTTCTTGAAGTCGTACCATAGTTCTTCTTTGAATTCTTTCCACTCATCTTCGGTACAAATCTTCTTGAGAATGCACTGCACTCTAAGAAGATCATCAAATAGAGTAGAGAACTTGCTACGAAGACGATTGACAAATTTGGTAAATTTCAATTCGTCTCTAGTAATTTCTGTCGTGCGACCTAGTGAAAATCCTTGTTGCTGTTCAAGTCTTGAGATAGGAACACCAAGAGCCTTATATAGCTTCTTTTCAAAGTACTTAACGTCTTCTAATTCACCAAGGTTCATACCACCAGGAAGTGTTGTGATTTCCGTACCTTTACCACCTTCTCTACGTGGCAACCAAAAATCTTCAAGCATTGAGAGATGTTTGCGGTCGTCTTTGATTTCACCTGTGCTGGAATCATATACTAGCTTGTTACGATACTTGACCATAACATCACGTAAGTATTGTTCAGCTTTGATTGTTGGCATGTTACCAACATCAATATAGAATACTCTGCGCTCAGGTGCGCGAGAAAGTCTGTAGATAACTGTTGCGTCTTCGACCATGCGAAGCTGATTGAGAGGTTTGATAGCCTTGTGTAGATAAGAGAGAACCATAGCTCTCTTTGAATCCATCAGTCCTGAATTGACATTTACAATAGCATCTAATGTGATCTTTGTGCCAAGTTGTGAATGGGCGCCGATCATACCTCTTTCATTATAGAGGTAATACTCTTTGATCTGCTTGATAACTTCCATTCCACTGTTTGGATCTTTTGTCTTCTGTACTTCACGAATTTTGCGAATTCTGCGAGGGTCAATGTACCTGATTTCTTGAATGCCCTTCTGTGGCGACTTGTCATCAATGACGATATGATAGAATATTCTACCGTCAATGTACCATCTACGAAAAATATCATGACCCATATTACCAAAATCAAGTAGCTTCAGAATCTGATCAAATTCATCTCTGATTTTTTTCTTGATAGCATTGGATTCTTTTATTTCATCTGTGTTAAGTTCAACACCGCGTTCTTCATCGTCATTGACAATAGCTTCATTGACAATTTCGTCTATAGCAGTTTCAAGTTCTGGCTGCATAGACATTTCACGGTATCTTGTGATGAGTTCGATTTCATTACGAACAACGCCATCTAGATCAACATATGTGCCATAGTAAGCACCCGACTGAATGGTTACGGCACCATCGTCGGTTGTTGGAATAGCAAACGATTTGTTACGTTCGTCTTCTTGTTGATTTTTCTTACGGCTTATTTCAAAACCGAAAAAGTTTACGGCCATTATTCACTCCGAGAAAGCGGCGGGGATTTCTCCCCGCCTTTGTTAATAATATAATTAAGCAACAAAACCAACTGGTGCGGTTGCGGCTGGTACTTGTGGTTGATCATTATCAGTTGTATTTGCTGGATAATCTTCCCACCACTGATATGCAAATGTGACAGCAAACTCTTCAATTGTATCGTTTGCGCCCCAATCCATTTCAATAGGACTTAAATCAATTGGGAATATACCAACAAATTTGTAACTCTTTTTTCCAACTTCTGGTCTATCAGCATTAGCTTTACCATACTGAGTAATATATGCGATAGATTGATATGAAGCAGGACTTACACGATTAGGATTACGAATATTACCAACGTGAGAGTTTAGGTCGCTCATCCACTTTTCCATGGAATTGCGTACAATAAAATCTTCATCATTGATAATAGTTACTGTCCATTCAGTAAATGTTCTATTACCTGCAAACTTCAGTTCACGACCAAAATAGTTAACAGGAATCTGATTTACAGTTGAACCAGGTAACTGAGCGGCTCTACACATAAACGAAAATTTTGTTCCTACAGTAACAGGCAAGCCTTCAATTCTACATTGAAATAGATTAGGACGAGCGCCGTCACCAACCATTTGTGATCTAAAATCTGAAACATTAAAAGCCATTTAAATTACTCCTTTTCTTTATTTATGTTCATTTTTGTCATATTAGAATCTACCTACGATTTCTTCGAAGGCAACACCAGTTCTAACAGCTACGAAGTTAAGCTGAATAAAGTTGATGCTTCTAGCTGGCTTAATGTAAATATCACCGATAAATTCGTTTCTATCGATAACTTCAGGAGTATTATTTGTAGTATCGCAAACTACTCTGTATGCATAGATACCACGACGACCTTGAACGTCACGTAGATATGGTTCTACAAGACCAATGAACTGTGAGCGTGTGAACTCATCGTTGAATTCGAACAAGCTATACTTGGCTGCTCTTGCAATTGCTTTTTCAAGTACAATAAACAAGCGACGAACGTTGATACGATCAAATGCTGATGGACGAGTAAGCATTGTCTTATCACCATAAAGAACTGTGCCTTCGCCTGGGAATGAAACGACAGGATTGATACCGCTCTTATATAGTGTGTCACGATCAGTCTTATCTGGATTCCATGCAAGCTTTACTACGTTCTTGATTTGACCGCGATTGAAACCTGCTGGTGAATACCATGGATCACGATCTTGATCTGTTCTTACACATAGACCAGCGATGTCACCATTAAGTGGCACCCAACGATACACATTACTGTACTTGTCAAACTGATACTTCCAACCTGAATCCATTACAGCATATGATGTTGAAGGTAAATCATTTCTAAATGCTACAGATAAATCAGCTTCACGACCATACCTATTAACGACAGATGTATATGGTGGTGAAATAAACGCTACGCAGTCTTTACGTGTTTCAACAATGTTATCAATAACATGTCTAGAAACTGTATTTGATGCTGCACCTGTTATGATGAGAGAAATATCTGTTTCTTCAGCGTTCTTAAAACGATCATAACCTATAATTAAATCAGCATCTGTTGTGTTTACTGATGCACCATTTTGCAACGTATATGAATATATTGCACTTGAAGTAAATGTTGTGTTTTGAGCTGTATTACCCCAACCAACAGAAGTTTCTGCATGATTAGTTATGTAAATATATCTTGATTTATCGTTAATCACATTTACGTAATAGTTAGATGAACCATCATCGTTCTTTGCATCAACAGCTTTAGAAACATATGAATACTTTTCAAGAACAGTATTTGGAGCAGCAAAAGTGCCTTTTTGATCAATGACAAGTATGTGCATTTCGTCCCAACGGCCGCCGCGAGTATTTGCGTAACCTGATGTTAATGGAATAGAATCAAATTGGTTTGCAAAGTTTATTGATGTGTTTGAACCCCATATTGTAAATGCGTTCGCATTTGCGCCATTAGCAAAAATTTCAATTCTTAGACCGTTACCTGCATCACCAGCATAACGTGCAGTGATCACATTGATTCCGGCGTTTGAGAGGGTTGTAAAAGGATAATTCCAGTTTGCATTATAATCTTCTTCATTTGCAATTAACACACCTGTATTGCCGCTAGTAGAATTTCTATCTGATACTGTATTAGAAGTACGAACGACCTTAAGATCACGACCGTATGCCAAAAAGTTAGCTGCGGTAAACCATGTTGCGATAGCATTTGCGTCTCCTGTAGGCTTACCGAAAGTCTCTACAAGTTCATTTTCATTAGAAATAGTAACGATTGTATTTGAAGGGCCCCATGCAAATCTTGCTGCAATTGCACCTTGCGTAGTTCCAACTGACGGAACTATAGTTGTAAGGTCAAATTCAGTTACATTTACACCTGGTGACAGTTGAAATGCCATATTGTCTCTCCTTTAAAAGTGGATTATTATTCTTTATATTATTTAGAAAAATGACGATTTATAGTCTATCTGACCAGTTTAAATCGCTCCAAGGATATCTCTTGTCGATGTCTTCAAACCATACTGTACCTTTTTCATCCACTTCCATTTTAGGAGTATATCTATCAAGTCCATCATCTATGATCGGCAAAGGAGTCAAATCGGAATCCATCAACTGCAATTGTTCTTCTTGCAGAGTTCGACGGATATCGTTCTTGATGTTTTCTTTAAAGTATCTCTGGGCGGTCAACCAGCCAAAATGCACTAAAGTCATGGCAAGATCGTCGTTGTTTCCTTCTTCTGCTTTGAATGTCTTCTTGTCTGCTGAGAATGTAGTTAATTCCATGATCGTCTCAGCATCATGAATGATGAGTTTATCGCTCTCAACCAAAGTTTTTAGATTAGCACAACCGATATTCTTTGTCTGTTGTGAGGTTCTGATACCATAAGCAATTCTCTTTTTAAAACCTGGTGTTTGCTGCTGACCTTGTTTGCCTTTGACTTCAATCTTGATGAGATTTTCATATGCAATTTCATGGTGTAGAATTTCAGAAACTTGTAGTCCTATGCTATTGATCTCTACCAGTACAAATGCTTCATTGTAGTATCTTGCATGATTTACAATGACAGCAGGATAAAGCATAGGTGATATCTTGTTGTTTCGATATTTGGCAACCTGTCGGTACGGTATCTCAGTAACGTCTATGATTGAAAATGTTGAGTTGTCCAAGTTCAAACCTTCAGCAACATCTACAGTCATGGTATATGTATGATCTTTGATAGGTTCTTCATAGATATCCAGAAACCCTTCTTTACGTATAGGATTCTTAAAAGCAAGTGTTCTTAGCTTGCTAGGATGAATGAGTGTATTTGTAGAACCAATAAATTCACACTCAAATTCTTGTCTGAACTGATCGGCTGAAGTGTTACGGATTGTCAGTTCTTTCCATGCTTGGTCACGACCTGGCACCATACTCCAGTGAATTTCAATAGGTATATAATCACTTCTCTTCTCAGTTGCTTCTACCCACATACGATAGAACAAGTTCAGACCGTTTGGTGTAGAAACAATGATAACTTTTGTTGTGTTACCAGATGAAATGGTAGGATACGTAGACATGAAGAATGCTTCAGCAATGTTGTTTGGAACGAATGCAAACTCGTCTAAGAAGATAACATTGAATGATCTACCACGAACAGATGAACCAGATGTTGAATCAGCAATTGCGCGTGAACCATTAGCCAACTCAATAGAACCTTTGTTCCATTCTTTGACGCCTTGCTGTAGAAAGCGAGGAAGATATTCAAAGGCAAGCTGAAGTCTGCCCATAATTTCACGAGCAGTTGAAGACTTGTTAGCAAGAATAGCTATATTGACGTTTTCATTGAACAGAATGTAGTGTAGCAGAAATGCAACAGATGTTGTAGTCTTACCTACCTGTCTAGGCAACTTACAGATAGAAAATCGGTTCTCATGGAATGTTGTGAGCATTTCTTTCTGAAAGTCCCACATGCGGAATGGCATAAGACCATGATCGACGTTGATAATACGCATGTACTTGGTAGCAAAGTAAACAGGATCTTCCATGCACTTGGCAAACTCATCACGCTCAATCTGTGTAAAAGCATGTTGGTAATCTTCTTTTGGTAAATTAGGATTACCTTTGTAACCATTATTAAACATCTGTGTCAGTCTTTTCTATCGTTCTTTTTGATTTCTTCATAACGATCATTCAGCTCTTTCATCTTTTTACGAAACTCATCACTGTCGATCAATTTTCTACCAAGAGCTTTTTCAATCTTGGCTAGTGGTGACACATAACTTTTGCCATATGCTTCTTTTACTGTACCTTTGATTACATGGACAGCCGCTGTTCTTCCTCTTCTGTTCATTGATGTCAATCTGGTATTACCACCAACATTATGTTCTATAGTTTTGCCTGAAAGAGGATCTTTAACTCTAAGTATTGTAGGTGATGTTTGAACTTTGCTTCTGCTTTTCTCTGCTCTTGCAACTCTTTCAGGTGTTAGCTGAGATTTAGCTGTATCCCAATCTTCTGTACCTGTAGTGTTTTGTACATTTCGTTGTTTGAGAGTATCTTTACCATAAAGTTCTCTTGGTTTTTTAAGTTGCTTGCGTATCATATCAGGTCTATTGACAAGATTTTGCATTGCTTTACGGATAGCAGGATGCAAGAACTTTGCTGTTTTATCATGAATAAGCTGACTTGCAATTTCGCCTCCTCTAGTATCAAACTCTCTAGAGAATTCTCTAGATTGTTGCGGAGCTTCTAATGAACGCCATGATTCTTTGATCTCTTCTGGATTATATCCCCACTCAAGATGAGAATCACCATTTGTATGTAAATGTTTTGCAGGAACTCTCATTGTAGCAATCTTGTATTTGCCATTTAAATTGGCTTCTCCATGTTCTTTTGCATAAGCCTTAGATGTTGTAACCCAATCACCAGGTCTTATCATTTCTCTCAAAGGATTATCACTTTTCAATGCTTTATTATACACTTCTACAGGTACAGCACGATGAATAGCAACTTTTTCATCAGGTTTATCTCTAAATCGCACAATCTTATCATGGTTTTCTTTGTCATATTCATTGCCATAATCAGAGTAATATTTGAATCCATTGTTGCTATAAAAGTCTGATGGATAAACACCATTTGATGTGACATCGTGCATAGGTGCACCACTATCAGGACCAGGAGCTTGATGTTCACCTTTATATTCTTCAGATTCTTTTAAAAACTGCTTAAGTGTTTTCATATTTAAGGTTTCCTAGGTATCTTATAAAATTTTTGAGTAATACCTTGTTCATTAGGCGATCTTGTTCCCATTTTACCAGTTTTTTCTGTAGAACCTCTGTCGTAAAATACCACACGACCAACTTTATTTCTATCATGGTGAATGTGTACATCAATGTTTGTAGGTTTTTCATCTTTTTTACTAGGAACAGTAAATGAGTATCCGTGGATCTCACTATCATGAGGCCCTCTTTTAGTATTTAATATACCTTTACTTTGATATGGTAATTTAGTATCAAATAGTTCTGTTACAAATTGCTTAAATGTTTTCATTCTTCTTTTCTTTCATCTGTTTAAGTAGATCGGCAGTAGTTCCTACAAATACTGGTTTTTCTACTGTAACATTTGGTTTATCTTCTTTCTTTGTAC